CAAAGACATTAATCTGAATCTTGAAAGTTTGACTGTATCACAGAAAACATCTAGAGATCATCAAGCTATGCAACCAGGCTCCGGCGTGTCCTCAGGGCATTACCAAGCACCAGATTCTGGCTCTTACCAAACAGGTAGTTCACGTTTGGGAATGAAAGAATCAGCTATCGATTCAAGACATGTAGTGCATGTTTCGTTAACTGAAGGTCTAGATCGTTTCTGGCCCTTTGGTCAATCTATCTTAGAAACAATATTCAAAGTTTACAAACAAAAAGAATTACTAGAAGATGCTATTTTGATCTATCGAGTTCAACGAGCACCTGAAAGAAGAATATTCAAAATCGATGTAGGAAATATGCCTAGTCATATGGCAATGGCGTATGTTGACAGAGTAAAAAATGAAATTCATCAACGAAGAATCCCAAGTACCAGGGGCGGACAGTCAAATATTGATGCAACTTACAACCCATTAAGTATAAACGAAGATTACTATTTTCCTGTGACCGCAGAAGGTCGTGGATCTTCAGTAGAAACATTGCCTGGTGGTGATAACCTGGGACAGATTGACGATCTAAAATGGTTTAATAACAGAATGGCTAGAGGTCTAAGAATTCCTAGTAGCTATTTACCAACAGGACCTGACGATAACCAAACTCCATTAAGTGACGGTAGAGTCGGTACGGCGATGATACAAGAGTTTAGATTCAACCAGTATTGCAAGAGACTGCAAAATTACATATGCAGAAAACTCGATGATGAATTTAAATTGTTTTTGCGTTGGAGAGGCTTCAACATAGATTCAGGATCTTTCTCGATTGCGTTAACTCCACCGCAAAACTTTGCTGCATATCGTCAAATAGAATTAGACAAAGACAGAGTTTCATCTTTTCAGGCTATGGAAGCAGTTCCTTATATATCTAAGAGATTTGCACTAGAACGATATCTTGGTTTGACAAAAGAAGAAATCGAAGAAAACTCAAAATTATGGCACGAAGAGCAAGACGACTTGACTGATGAAACACCTAATTTCACAGACATGAGAAGCGTTGGTTTAAACCCAACTGGAATTTCAGGTGATATGTCAATGGGCGCAATGCCAACAGATATGGGAGGCAGTGACGGTATGGATGCTGCACCAGATACTGTTGGTGAAATGGGCGATGCTCCTGCAATATAACTAAATACATCAAAAGGAACTATAATGTTACTACGAGAAATGTTTGATAGATACAGTGATGCATATCAAGATTTAGATAAAGATCATCAAAAGCCTAAATGGAAAGCTAAACGAAAAATAAAGCTTACACTGCTTCAAATTCAAAAGTTGCGTAAACTAAATGATACACGAAATTACGAAGCCGCAGCGAACAGAAAAAAAGTAAGAAAACAATATAAACCCGCCGCCCCAGAAGGAGGAGTCTTGTAAAAACAGCAAAAAACGTGCAATAAGTGTATGTTTTTTTCATCGTGTATAAATAACTATACGAAGCCATTATAACCCTCAGGAGAACAAACATGGATAATAGAAAATTTGAAAAACTAATTGACTTGATCATTAATGAAGATCAAGAACAAGCAAAGGCATTATTTCACGACATCGTTGTGGAAAAATCAAGAGAAATTTATGAATCATTGATGGAAGATGATATCAATGATATGATTGACGATATCAGCGCAGAAGAAGACGGAAACAATGACATGGATTCTGACATGGATTCTGATGTAGAATTTGATGACGGTACTGATGACATCGAAGATGTTGACGGTGATTTTGACGGTGAAGAATTTGGTGATGAAGAATTCAGCGATGATGGTTCTGAAGTTGAAGAATTAGAAGATCGCGTTGTTGATTTAGAAGACAAGCTAGATGAATTAATGGCTGAATTCGAAGAAATGATGGGATCATCCGACGACATGGGTGATGAAGAATTTGGTGACGAAGAATTCAGTGATGAAGAATTTGGTGACGACATGGCCGGTGATGAAGAATTTGGTGACGAAGAATTCAGTGATGAAGAATTTGGTGACGACATGGCCGGTGATGAAGAATTTGATGACGAAGAAGCATTGGCTGAAAGCGTTGAATTACAACGAATGAAAGGTCTATATGACTCTAAAATCGGCGGTGATGACGGTGCATACACACGTAGCCCAGCATTGACTAAACCTAAGGTCGTGCAAACCGGTGCTAATCCAGTGAACTTTACTTCTGGTGAAGAAAAAGGTCGCTCAGCTCCTGCTGCTAAGCAAATCCCAGGTCAATACAAAAATGCTGCTGGCATCAAGTCACAAGATGGTGAATCTGCTCCAAAAGCAACTACTAGCCAAGCATCCGGTGTAAACACAAAGAGTCCAGTAGCTGAGTCAAAGCGTACTACACGCAAGCCAGTAGCTAGACAATATAAGTAAGAAGTTCTGAGAAAATAATGGCTTATCTCAAAGAGCACTTGACTTTCGACCACGCAAAAATCGTGGTCGAAAGCATCAAGGAAGATAACGACAAAAAATCTTTGTACATGAGTGGTTTACTTATACAAGGAGATGTTCGCAATGCCAACGGTCGAGTCTATCCAGTTCGTGAAATTGAACGTGCAGTAAGCGCAGTCAACGAACAAATTAAAAACGGTCATCCAATATTAGGTGAAGTTGATCACCCTGATGATTTAAAAATCAATCTAGATAGAGTAAGTCACGTAATCACAGAAATGAAAATAGACGGAGCTAACGGCTTCGGAAAACTTAAAATAATTCCAACTCCAATGGGGCAGTTAATCACTACTATGTTGGAGTCAGGCGTAAAACTGGGTGTGTCAAGTAGAGGCAGCGGTAACGTAAGTGAACATGACGGTCGTGTGAGCGATTTTGAAATTGTCACTGTAGATATCGTAGCACAGCCCTCGGCACCCAATGCTTATCCAAAAGCTATCTATGAATCACTCATGAACATGAAGCATGGTCATAAAGTTTTGGATATGTCGAAAGAAGCACTTGCGGATTCAAAAGTGCAAAAGTATCTTAAAGAAGAGGTTATCCGCTTCATTAAAGAGCTAAAAATATAAAGGGGAAAAAGAATGTTTGACCAAATCAAACCTCTACTTGAGAGCGGTATTATTACTAAAGACACTGCTCAAGCTATCAATGAAGCTTGGGAAGAAAAATTAGTAGAATCTCGTGAACAAGTTCGTGCAGAACTTCGTGAAGAATTTGCACAACGTTACGATCATGATAAAACTGTTATGGTTGAAGCCCTTGACAAGATGATTACGGCAGGCTTAAAGAAAGAAATTCAAGAATTTCAATCTGAAAAGCAGTCAATCAAAGAAGACCGAGTTAAAACACAGCGCAAACTAATTGAAAGTGCAAAAAACTTTAATAGCTTCTTGACTACTCACCTAGCTGAGGAAATCAAAGAGTTCAGAAAAGAACATGCATTGCAATTAGAGCACAGAAAAAATCTAGAAAAGTTTGTAGTAGAAGCTTTGGCTCGTGAAGTCAAAGAATTTACTCAAGACAAACAAGCTGTTGTTGAAGCAAAAGTTAAGTTGGTTGCTGAAGGTCGTAAACAATTAACAGCATTGAAACAAAAATTCATTGCTGAAAGTAGTTCTCGCCTCAATAAAGCTGTCACACAGCAATTAAAGGGTGAAATCACTCAACTCAAGGAAGACATCCAATCAGCAAAAGAAAACGACTTCGGTCGTAAGATTTTCGAATCTTTTGCAGGCGAATTTAGTGCTACTCACTTAAATGAGAAAGCAGAAACTCGCAAACTGTTGAAAAAATTAAATGCACAGAAGAAGCAAATTGCTGAATCTACTGCTATGTTGAAGAAAACTAAGAAATTAGTTGAATCAAAAGAACGTGAAGTTCGCATCATTAAGGAATCTACGAGTCGTCAAAAAACTTTAGAGAACTTGCTTTCTACTCTTAACGAGGAAAAAGCCGAAACGATGAAGAACTTACTAGAAAGCGTACAAACTACACGTTTGAAAGACGCTTTCGATAAGTATCTACCAGCTGTACTCGGACCTGAAGCTAAATCAAAGAAAAAAGCTTTGTTAACTGAAAGTCTAAAAGAAGTTACTGGGGATAAAACTGCCACTAAAAAACAAAATGAAGTCGATCAGCGTGATAACGTACTCGATATCAGACGTTTGGCAGGGCTTAATTAAAAAAGACATATTTAGGAGAAACATACAATGTCAAAAGTTCTATTAGAAAGCCGTTGGGACGAGACCAAAGAAGCCCTACTCGAAGGTCTTAAGGGTACTCGCCGCTCAACCATGGGAGTTGTTCTTGAAAACACTCGCAAACATTTGCAAGAATCTACTGCTGGTGCAACCACTGCTGGTAACATTTCATCACTTAACCGTGTGATTCTACCAGTCATCCGTCGTGTGATGCCTACAGTTATCGCTAACGAGCTAGTTGGTGTTCAGCCAATGACTGGCCCAGTTGGTCAAATCCACACCCTACGTGTGCGTTATGCAAGCAACTTGACTGACAACAGTGCTGCTCAAACTAGCGTTCAAGCTGGTGAAGAAGCATTGAGCCCATTCAAGATCGCTCAAGCGTATTCTACTGCTGCTAGCGGTCAGACTACAACAACAGGTTACACTGGTGCTAACACTGCTACCCTAGAAGGTAACGGCGGTAAAGCTATCAGCGTTCAGATTCTACGTCAAGCAGTTGAAGCCAAGAGCCGCAAATTGCAAGCACGTTGGACATTTGAAGCTGCTCAAGATGCACAATCCCAACACGGTATTGACATCGAAGCAGAAATCATGGCTGCACTAGCACAAGAAATCACTGCTGAAATCGATCAGGAAATCTTGTTGTCCCTACGTACATTGGCTACAACTGAATTCACATTCGACCAAGCTGCTGTATCCGGTACTGCTACTTACGTTGGTGATGAGCATGCAGCTTTGGCTGTGTTGATCAACCGCGTTGCAAACTTGATCGCTCAGCGTACTCGTCGTGGCGCAGGCAACTGGGCTGTGGTATCTCCTGCTGCACTAACTGTGCTTCAGTCTGCTACTACATCTGCATTTGCTCGTACTACTGAAGGTACATTCGAAGCTCCAACTAACACTAAGTTCGTTGGTACATTGAACGGCGCTATGCGTGTGTTCGTTGACTCTTACGCTTCTGACGCTACACCAGTGTTGGTTGGTTATAAGGGTGCTTCTGAGACTGATGCTGCGGCATTCTACTGCCCATATATTCCGTTAATGAGTTCTGGTGTTGTCTTGGATCCAAACACGTTCGAGCCAGTGTCATCATTTATGACCCGCTACGGATACGTGGAATTGACAAATACATCAAGTTCTTTCGGTAATGCCGGTGACTACTTGGGTGAAATCGCAG